AAATCGTCTGACTAGATTGATACGATTGTTAGGTATACCTAAGTTTTTTTTAGCCCATAATGTTTTACCTGGAATACAAGTCGGGTCTCTAACTTCTTCTACATGAGCAGATAGAATATCAGGATTGTACTTCTTGATAAAGTTCCAAAGTTCTTTACCGCCTGGCATCCAAGGCATTGTAGACCAAAAATCACCTTTGTCAACAATTGGTTTCCACTTATCTACTTTAGACAGTTTCATCCATTGATTGATTGGAACACCTACTGTTTGTTCAGCATACTTTTTAAAGTCACAAAGCACACCGTCCATATCACAATATATTTTAGGTAAGTTGTTCATAGTGTTTTTGTCCTTTCATAATACTACTATACCAGATGTATATACAAAAGGCAACAGTTATTTTGTCGCAGCTAGTGATTATTTGTCGTATTCTACTTTAGGTTCCATCTCAACTTTAGTCGCTTTTTCACCTGTCATGGTAGTCTGTTTTCTTTTCATGTCTTTAGAGTCATCTTTTTTGTTAGGAACCATAGTTTCCATACCCTCATCTTTAGCACTATATTTTTTATCTATCTTGTTAAAAAATGCTTTCTTTTCAGCAGGTGACATTGAACCGATACCTTTGCCGGCTTTATCTAGTTCTTTTTTAAACATTGCTTGATAGCCTGAATCTTCTCTGTAACTACCTTGTTTAGCTACAAGTTCTTCAATACTACCTGGTTTGTGATTTAAATAGTTTGACATTTTATTTTCCTTTTACTTTAGCAGCTAAATCTTTATCTGCACCACCCCATGTTCCAGAGGATTTTGTTATAAATGAGTTTACTCTAGCAAATGCCCATTGTTGCTGTGAAGCACCTGGTCGGTGTCCACCTCTCCATGCAGCCATGCCTCTATCATATACTTTCTTTAAAATGCTGTAAGGCATTCCAGATTTCTCTGCCTTATTTTTAAGACCCTTAATCTGTTCAAAAACTTCTTTTGCTGGATGTTCAGCATTTTCTTTTTTAAGAATTGACTTTGCAATTTCATGGCCTTTAGTAATAGTTTTTTTATCTAAAGGTGGTTCATCATTGTATTTCTTTTTTGCTTGTGACATACCAATTGCATATGCGTCATCTTTTGCCATCTCAACCAAGTCTGATAGTAAATTAATGCCAGCATGTTTAATTGCTAATTGAGTTGGTACATCCATATCTTTAATCATTTTCTTTACAGCAGGTGTAACATCTTTTTTAGTCTTATGTTTCCATACATTTTTAATATTTGCTAATTGAGAAGAAGACATTTTAGATTTTAAATAGTCTGCACTTTCTTTTTTCTCAACTGCGTCATGCTCTGGTGATATATCAACCTTTTTTGGTTTTTTCATTTGCTCTAATATTTTTTGAGTAAATGTTTCATTAATGTTTTTATTTACCGTAATCTGTATGTAATCTTCATCTTTTTCAATCTCTACATCATCCTTTTTCATCTTAACACCTTTTTTCCTTAGGTAATCAAAAATAGCTTGTGCGTCTTTTTCGGCTTCTCTTTCTTGTGATGGTTCATATTCTTTTACCATATTAATTTCAGAACCGTCAAACTCAACATCAATCATACCGTCAGTTACCATATCCTCTAAATCTTTTTGCATTTCTTTTTGAGGCGGTACTTTTGGTTCACTAGGTATATCATCTGAACCAATATTTTCTCTAGCGTCATAAACTTGGTCTATTATATCTTGTATGGATTTTAAAGAAGCTGCTATTTTATGTGGTTTTGTATAGTTATCATGGTCAGCGTTGTCATCAACAATAAAATCAATTTCACCAACTAAATCGTTCATAAGTCCAGCTATTTTTCCAGAAGTGTCATATGCTTCAGACTCATCTGCCACTTGATACGCATGGTCAGAAACATAATCCTCTAAAGATTTTAAAGTATCTATTACTTCAGGTCTAAAACCTTTTTTAGGATTTGACATACCACTACCAGCGTCAGCCTCTGTTGTATCGGCGTCAACCATTTGTTGCAATATGTCAATTGTATTTTGTAAATCACCTACAAAAGCTCCGTCATCCATGGCATATGATTGGTCTCCCATAGTGGATAATGCTTCGTCTGCCTTTTTAGAAAGTTCAAGTGCTTTATTTGGTTTGCCAGAATACTTTGCTATCATGTCTTGGTATTCTGCTTGTGCGTTATCTGGTTCCATTTCCATAACATAACCACCAACACTATCAATATCATCTGCAAGGTCATCAAGTCCCATTTCTCTTGCTTTTTCAGCAGCCATTTCAAATGAACCTTCATCATCAAAGTCTAATTCAATAGTATCTCCGTCTTTTGTTTCTAGTTTGCCTTTATCAAGGTCTCTTAAAAAGTTTTTAGATTTAATTTTTGTATCTACTTCTTTATCTCCACCTGTATCTTTTTTAGGTGCGTCAGGTTTTTTGGCAGGTTTATCATCTGCTGGTTCATCATTTTTACCTACTTTTACTAGATTATCACCAGAAGTTTTGTGAGTTACTTTACCGTCTTTACCATATCTTCCAAACTTCATGTAATCTAAACCTAATGCTTTTGCTTTATCACTAGCAGCTGATTCTTCTAAACCTTTTTTACCACTTGCAAGGTCTTTAATCTTTTGAGAATTTTCTTTTTGTTTTGCCTTTTCAGCTTCTTTTTCCATCTTATCTTTTAGATGTTTGTATGCAATACCAACTTGTAATAGTGGTTCACCAGTTTCAGGATTAACATTTGCTTGTGCTTTTTGTTGTAAATTTTTTGCCTTATCTGTTTCTGCTTTTTGTTTTAGTTGAGCAATCTCATTATCTTTTTGGTCTAATTGATTTTTTAATTTTGCTGTATCTTCTTCTTGTTCATTAACAGATTCAGGTACACAATTAGGTACTTGTTTACCACCCTTGTCTTTCATGCCTACTTGTTTGTAACCTGTCCAACAAGCCTCTGTAACTGGATTGTAAAAGTCTTCATCAGCGCTTTCATCAATTGTATAACTCTCTGCTCTTACATCTGCACCATAAAAGTTTTTAAGGTCAGTAGCATACTTGTTAAGGTCTGCACCATTACCATCTACTTTAAAACCTCTACTTCCTAACCTTTGAATTTTAAAACCTTGTTTTTCAATGTCTTGCATTGCTTTATTTCTTTTCATAGGGTCAGCAATAGTAACTGTCATCTTTTTAAATTCATGTAGTTTTTCTTCTTCACCTAAAATACTCTTAACAGTTTTTACATCTAACTTCATTAACTTAGCAATCTCAGCCGCTGACTTACCATCTTTTTGCATTTGGTCAATCTGTGACATTTTGCCTTCATCTAAAGATAGTCTAACTTCTTCAGCCTTTAGACCATTTTTTTGTGCGGCTAATTGCATGTCTAAAATTTTTCTCATGTTACCAGATAGTTTTAGTTTAGAACCACTATCATCAATTTTTAAACCATGTTGTTTAGCCAAAGAAATCATGTTTGCTTTTTCTTTGTCGTTTCTGAAACCTGAAATGTGACCAACACCTTCACTTAAAAAGTGTTCGTTAATTTGTTTTAATTCATCTGTGGAAGTTTCAATGCCCTCTTTTCTAATTTGCATTAGTTCTTGAGCTTTCATGTTATGCTTACTAATAAGTCTTGAAGTAGCCATAGCAGATACAAAAGGAATATCAGCTTTATATAACTGTTTTAACATCTCTTTATTTGAATCAAATCTATTAAAAATCTGACTTAATTTGTTTGCATTATCTAAAGAGATTCTTTTATTTCTCATTGGCTCATAAGCCTTTTTCAAAGTTGCTATCTGCATTTGAATAGCACCCTCGTTCATGGCTTGTGCCATTGTTTTTCTGTATCTTGTCATTAGTTATTTACCTTTGCTCCTGCTCTCCATTGATAACACGACCAGTACCTTGCTTTCCACTTCGGTCCTGGATTATCACAATTGTGCCTAGCTCTGAAGCTTTTTCTTCTAGCTGGGTCATCTCGTTTAATACTTAAACCTGTTGTGTCGCCAAACGATACTTTGACAACATTACCTTTATCATTTTTTACATAAACATAAAACTTTTTAGAACCACCTCTAATAGGGTCGTTTAATTTTACTGTCTTACCTTGATACTCAGCTTCATAAATGCCTTCTTGTTCATGTTCAAAGATACATTCTTCGCATGATTTATCAATGTTTTCGTACTCTTTAAAAGTTTTCATTATAGTTTCTCTATCATTTTGGCAACAACCTCCGACAGTTTTGCCTTCCATTCTTCTTTGTATCGTTCCCTATATTTATTCATTGTAGACTCTGTACTTGCCCATTCTTTTACATCTTTTTCAGTAGGCTTTTCTCTTTCTCTGTCTAAGAAACCTTTTACTTTTTTGATAGGGTTTTCCTGACCTGGTGTCATATCAATTGTATGTTTTGTGTACTCTGGTGTACCAATCTCATAGACTTCACCGTACATTTGTTTGTATTTCTTAGTATGAATACTTGGTTTAGTCTTAGCACCTTTATCACCTGGCGCTGGTTTGTTATCATTCTTTGTAGTATCTTTATTTTTAAAGTAATCAGCTCTCTTGTTTTTAACATCTTTAGATAACTGTTTGTAATACTTTTTAGGTTGTGTTCCTTTTTTCTTCTTCACATCTCTATCTTGTGGCTGAGCGTCTAAATCTTCTTCTATCTCTGACACAGCTTCAAAACCATAATCAACATTTAAGTTGTGTTCTCTCATCTCTGCCTCTCTATCTGTTGTGGCAATAGGAATACAATCCCATATCCACGCTTTGTGTAAATTATTTTTATTATCTTCTAGTACGATATAATTTGTGCCTTTTCTGACAACTGTTCCTTCAAAATCTTCTTTAACATAATCTACTTTGTCACCAATATTAAAGATTTGTTCTCTAATATAAAGGTCTCTAATTTGTTGTTGTTCAAACTCTTCTAAACTTGCAACTGGTTTTAAATTTTTAAGGTACATATAGTTAGCGGCTAAGTTCATACCTTTTCTAACTTGTTTCATAATACTATCTGCGTCAACACCTCTAGGTAAACCTTTTTTAAAATTGTTTAAATCACCTTTGGCAGCCGCAGCTCTCATTTTACTTGCACTCATACCTG